TCCATGTGACTATGTCTCTGTTTTGACTAGGTCATCAGATGAAGTAGTGCCACGTGTGCACATACCCACGTTTCGTTTTACGACGATTCCCCTTCCACGGTACACGCCCTTCAGGGCACATACCTACTTGGGCTTCAGACTCATCCAGGCAGACTTGCGTCTTCCTGAAGTCCTGTGGTACACCTTTACCTTCTAGTTTCAGAAGATAATAAGGCTCAACCTCAGCACCGACAGTTAATTTCTTGCTGCCGATATACTGGAATGTGAAGCCTTGCACGTGTTCCCTATAAGGGCGTGACGAAGTCACTACCCTCGGTTGCACGAACGGTGTACCTGCAAAATCGGTGGGGCATAAAGCCCTAACACCAGCCTCCTCTGAAAATCTGAATGGGACGACGTTAGCACGTCTATCGCACACGGAACTGAGGAAGTTGATCAACCAATCGTTGCAATTGGGAGTGTAACCGTAAAGTCCTGTTGCTTGGACCGCGCGGTTGTAACACCCAATAGCCCAAGACGAAAGGGCGTCCCTATTGGTAACGTCGCTAGGCCTCTTTATAAAGAAAGGCCTACAATTCACCCCGTGGTAGGAGTCTTCACCACAGGATTCCCTGAAACCACCCTCCCAGTGAGACTTGGATAAATTCAACTTCCAACCCACTAGGTCGGCAAAAGCCTGAACATGAGGTATTAACTCCACGTCCACGATGCAATCATCACCAAAAACGGTGACGAACTGCTCTAAGCCTGCCTCACGCGCGAGAGCGCGTAGGATAGTCGCAAAGACTAGCGTTTGAAGTGGGAATGTGTACCCACAACCCATACTGCCCGCCATTGGTAAACTAACCACAGAGCCCTTATAAAGAGCAACTGGCGAGCGGATCGTCTCAAGTGCGGCATACCAATCTGACGGAAGTAACCGATGGCAAAGTTCAAGCCATATGCGGTCACTAGCCCCAGACCAGTCAATTGTCGCTAATTTGAGATTATTGGCAGTTATGCATCGCACGAGTAATCGATGGCTCGCGTCCTGGTTTTCCAGGTCGATATTGCCGTGATCTCGCAAACGATTGCGCATATATATGCCAAAACCCTGTTGGAAGAACTGATTAACAGTTGGTTCAACCATCATGGTCCTGAGTTTCTCAAACGACTTTGGAACGAAACTAAGTCGATTCCCAACTTGCGGTTGGAGCTGCACGCGTCCAGCGAGCAACAACGGCCGAATGTAATCACCTAACTGGAAATTCCAGTCGAGGTAATCACTCAGCAACCGTAGACAGGGTAACGTACCATCGAAAGATACCACCTTGTTATGGTGGTAGGAGTCTTCCTTTTTGACTCCGATGGTCGCGTTAGGGCCGTGTTGACACGACTCAAAGAAGTCCTCGGTAGAAAACTCACCGAGTATTCTAGCTACCTCAAGTGACGCGGACGCGATAATGCTGTCCCGCCATGAAAAGGTAGACGCAGCACTAAGTTGCTCACTGAAGCCCCGACCGATATCGCATATTTTCAGGAAATCCTGATGTGCGTTCTGTTCGAGTGATACAGCGGAGCTCTTAACTTCATCGGCATAGAAATACCGATCGAAGAAGTGTGCTGTAATGTAGTCGCGTTTGAAAGTAGCCACATCGACAGCAGGCAGTGCCTCTTGCGAAAGCGGGCACCAAGTCCTGACAACCTGTCTGACATTTCTACTCCCGGCCACGAATGGCCGACCCAGATCAGTCGTGACGGCATTAAATAATGCATTCACGGCCCTGTCAACCGCTTTGGCGGTCAACAAAGGCGCTTGTACTGTGTTTACAGTTTTCAAGCCTTTAACTCCTGGAGGGAAGGGATTACCTAGCAGAGCTTAAGTTAAAAGAGCTGACTGCCAGAATGCCGTAAAATCCGAGTCAGACACTAATGCCGCAATGTCTGCGACAGCAGTGTTCTTATCGGTATATTCGGCATGAAAAGATGTCTCTATGCGCACGGTCTGGGTATAAAGTTTCCCGTCCGCGGCGAGGAACGGAATCGTGTATTTACACGAATTGCGTCCCAAGCGAGCATACGCTCCAGCATTAGCTGGCATAGCAGGCAAGGTTGCCTGAAATACCACACCACGTCGAGTCAGCAAATTAGTATCAGCTGACACAACAGTGGAGATGCCGTTGGCGATCGCTCTACCATCACTGGCGAGCGTGAGATCAGTTCCCCCAGTAGGGGACCAGGTAGCGCCGGTCTTGAAGACGGCGTTTGAGAGTGACATATTTTTGTCCCTCGATTATCTGACGCGCGGAACTACTCGCTGAATAGCGAGCATGGCTACGTCGATAAGATTATAAAGGTCTGTGATCTGCGACCAATCATGGCGCAGGACGGGTAACACCGGAGGCCTAGTGAAAATCATTCGTCTAGTCCCGATGTAAGAGACTTCGACTTCGTTCGATCCGGCCGTTCTGGAGCACGTAATATTGGTGTCTCCGTACATACCGGAAAACGAGTACGAGTCGTATTCGGCCCGAAACAAATGGGTAACATCATAGCGCTCCACACACCAGGATCGGCTGAATACAGCTGAACCAGACGGCATGAGTGAGCGTATATAGCTACCGATGTTAAGGACACGATCAACAAGAAAGCTATAAGGGATGATATCCCAAACAGCAATCCCGATGTAGTCCTCACTAAGGCCCAAAGCCCGAGCAAGAGTGACGGTATCCTCGCGAATAATACCCGCGCGGATCTGCGAACGATACACCATTTTGTGGATGAATCGCTCCGTCGTTTCCCAGTTGAATATTGGGGAATGGTGAACATGGGTTTTAAGGACCGTGTGGTCCATGAGCTCAGTAGCTCGGTATGTCAAACGGGTTGCCTCATTGAGATCGAGGCGGGCCAAGGCGTCTCGGACACCTTCAATGGTTCCGAGCAGCGGACGCCAACCAAACCTCATTTCACACCAGAGGCCTGAGAGTGAGCTTGCTAGTACAGGTATGTACTGCGGGTAAGCTCGAACTGACCTGGTTGGGTCAGAGCTGCGAATCTTAACCAAGTCGAGGAAAGCACCCCTCGTCGAGGCTAAAGTGATGAGCCTCTGAGCCATTGTTTTAAACATGGCGACCAGTTGCCTTAATTGGGACAGGTCGATCAGAAGGTCAACATTGGCGGATTTCGCCTTCGCATAAACTCTGGTCACAGCCTCGTTTACCGCAGCTTGTCTTTCGAGCTCAAAGTTAATGGGCTCGAAGACAGCCGGGAACTGGGCGTAGTCACACATGTTAGTAAGTGTGAAGTGCTCAGAGGCGTCAAAACCGGGACGTGTAAACCGCCTGGAATCGGCAAGTCCACACGTGCGGTATGACGTGGTGACTGTCTCCTTATGGAGAGGGTTCAAAATAATGAACCCTTCCGAAACTCTTTTCCTGAATTCCGGAACATTGACACCACGAAACACAGCCACGTCAGCATCCAGTTTACCTGGGTATGTCGCGCTGTATGACGAACCATCGAAGAGAGTGCCTGAATCTATACGATCGATTGTAACGGCAGGTGACGTGTATTTCACGGACACCTTTGGTACCGTTTCGCCGAAGTATTCTTTCATTTTGTGGCACTCTCTGTTAGGTTATAAAGACTGGATGTGCTTATCACAGCCTCCAGGAGTCGAGGATCTCTCGACAGGAACCACCCTTAGGGGTGGTT